GGGAAAAGTACACCGATTTCGAGTCGGTGGCGCTGAACCCGAGGCTTCCGATCACGACTGTGATGGCCGAGACGATTCGTGCCTCAGACGCAGGCCCGGACGTCGCGTACTACCTCGGGAGCAATCCCAAGGAGGCGGATCGTATTTCCAAACTGCCGGCTTTTCTGCAGGCCAAGGAGATCGGGAAGATCGAGGCCAAGGTGGCCAACGCTCCTCCGGTCAAACGCACGTCCGCAGCCCCTTCACCGATCACGCCAGTGAACTCGCGCCAAACGTCCACGCCGGCCTACGATACGACGGACCCCCGTGCCGCCAAGTCGATGTCCACCAGCGAATGGATCGCGGCCGAACGCGAGCGCCAGGTCAGGAAGTGGGAAGCACAGCATCGCAATCGCTAACTGAAAGGAAACAGTCATGGCTCAGTCGCTTCTGACCATCGACATGATCACCAACAAGGCGTTGGAGATCTTGGAGAACAATCTGGTCATCACCCGCAACGTCAACCGTCAGTAAACGAAAGTCTAGCTGACGTTAAACCCCGTTAATTGCTGGAAACCCCTTAGAGCCATGCACGCCACAACGCACCCGGTAACGGGAATCGTGACGGCCAAAAAGTGCTGGATTGGGCAATCAGCAGCCAAGCATCGTATCGCTAACTGTGGTACGATGAAGGTTCAACGACTAGCCGAAAGGCGTAGCGTTCAAGCGAGCGCGAAATGCGGGGCAGACATGAAGCGAAGACCTCTTTCTGAACGATTTGCTGCAAAGGTGGCTATCCGTGAAAACGGGTGCCACGAATGGACCGGGCACGTGATGCCAAACGGATACGGACAGATCAACAAGGACGGCAAGGCTGCATACGCGCATCGTGTTGCGTATGAACTTGCGTACGGCCCTACGGATCAGTACGTGCTGCACAAGTGCGATAACCGCAAGTGCGTCAATCCTGAGCATCTGTTTTCTGGTACGTTTCAGGACAACATGGACGACATGGTTGCCAAGGGCCGTCAGCCCGCCGGTGACAAAAACGGTCGCCGCAAGTTGTCGTCGGAACAAGTCCGAGCAATTCGTTCAGAAGTGGGTCTTCACCGCGAGATTGCGGCCCAGTACGGAGTGACGCCAAGTTTGGTGTCGATGATCCGCAGTGGGCGTATCTGGCGGGCTGTCTGAAGATATAGTCTGACCCCTGGCGAAAGTCAGGGCTGCGAAAGCGGGCGTGGCATAGCGAGCCGCGCTGAACATAGTGATGACGACTCGTTCGCCGTCGAAGGCGCCAAGATCGGCGACACGCTGCGCATCCGCCTGCCGGATCGCACGCTGGTCACCGATGGCGCCGCCCTGCAAGTCCAAGAGGTCAATCAGCAGTTCACCACGCTGACCATCGCATCGCAAAAGCACATCGGCGTGAACTTCACGTCGGCCGAGCTGGCGCTGTCGATGGACGACTTCGCTGACCGCGTGCTCAAGCCCCGCGTTTCGCAACTGGCCGCCAGCATTGACGCTGACGTTGCCAACGCCTACAAGGACATCTTTCAGTCCGTGGGCACCCCCGGCACCGTGCCGGCCACCTCGCTGGTGCTGCTGCAGGCGCAGCAGAAGCTCAACGAGGCCGCTGCCGTCATGTCGCCGCGTTACGCCACCGTCAATCCGGCGGCCAACGCGGGCCTGGTGGAAGGCATGAAGGGCCTGTTCAACCCGACCAGCACGATCTCGCGCCAGTTCAAGAATGGCATGATGGGCGAAGGCATCCTCGGCCTTGCGGTCGGACACGCCCATCGTGAAGACCACGCTGACCAACGGCGCGACCAAGCTGACGCTGGACAACGTGACCGACGGCAACACGCTGGTCCCGGGCGACGTGTTCACCATCGCTGGCGTGTTCGCGGTCAACCCGCAGACCCGCGAGTCCACCGGCTCGCTGCAGCAGTTCGTGGTGCAGAACACGGTCACCTCGGCCTCCACCGAGTTCGTGGACGTCGAGTTCACGCCGGCCGTGTACGCGCCCACGCAGGCTCTGGCCACGGTCAGCAAGCTGCCGGCCGCCAACGATGTCGTCACCTACCTGGGTGCGGCTTCGACGGGCTACCCGCAGAACCTGGTGTACCACAAGGATGCCATCACCTTCGCCACGGCGGACCTGCTCCTGCCGCAAGGCGTGGACATGGCCTCCCGCAAGGTGCACAACGGCATCTCGATGCGGATCGTGCGCCAGTACGACATCAACAACGACCGGATGCCCTGCCGGATTGACGTCCTGTACGGGTACAGCGTCATCCGCCCGCAGATGGGCGTGCGGATCTGGGGGTGATGCCATGCCGAACACCAAAGCAATTGGTGTGGCATTCGAGGACCCTGAACTCGACGGTGCAATCATCGGCAAGTCCGGTGGCACCGCCGGGTTCTACGGAACCGCGCCTGTCGCACGTCGCGCCGCTGCCTCGCAAGCCACCTCGCTTGTGGGCACGGCATCCTCGACCGCAGTGGACACCAACCTCAAGGCCGCTGTGATCGAGATTATGAACACGCTGCAGGCCATCGGCCTGTGGAAGGGTGCCGCGTAAGCGGCAGAAAGGAACATCATGTCCAACGCATCTTTCGAAGCGCCGAAGATCGGTGACGGCGAGCAAATCGGTGACGGCAACGTCGACGAACGCCTGAACGTAGGCCGCTCTGGCCAACCCGTTCTGGTGCAGGGCTCGACCTCGGGCAACCTCGGCTTCTACGGCACGGCCCCTGTGGCCCGCCGCGCCGCCGCGGCCCAGGCGACCTCGCTGGTCGGCACCGCCAGTTCCACGGCGGTTGACACCAACATGAAGGCCGCGCTGATCGAGGTGATGAACACCTTGTCGGGCCTGGGCCTGTGGAAGGGCGCTGCCTGAGCACTGCTCCGACGGCATTGCACGTGGGCTGCGGGGCCGATCCCGCGCCTGCGTGGCTTGCGGGCTATGACGAGGTTCGATTAGACATCGACGCCTCTCATAGCCCGCACATCGTTGCCAGCATGACATGCCTTGGCGACATCGGTCAATACGACATGGTGTACTGCAGCCACGCGCTGGAGCACCTGCTGCCGCACGAAGTACAGACTGCGCTGGGCGAGTTCAAGCGCGTGCTGAAGCCCAACGGCGGCGTCGTGATCATGGTTCCCGACTTGGAAGACGTGCCGTGCGACGACGCGGTGCTGTACGAGTCGCCTGCAGGCCCGATACGCGGCGCAGACCTGTACTACGGCTTTCGCTCAGAGCTTGAGTGCAACCCGTACATGGCGCACAAGACGGGCTTCGTTGCCACCACACTGCAGGCAGAGCTTGAGGCTGCGGGCTTCCGCAGCGTTACCACCAAGCGTCTGGACTGCTACAACCTCATGGGCGCCGGCTTGAAGTGAAAGTCGTCTTCTGCACCCCCACCTACACGCGCCCGCACCCCGCCTACGTGAAGGCGCTGGAGGAAAGCATCCCCGCGCTGGACGCTGCCGGCATTGAGCACCAGGTGGTGTTTGAGGTCGGGTGTCCGTACATCAGCGCCGCCAGGGCCACGCTGACGCGCAAGGCGCTGGACGCGGGCGCTGACGTTGTGGTGTACATTGACCATGATGTGTCGTGGCGGCCGCAGGACATAGTCAAGCTCATCCAGACCGATGGCGATGTCGTGTCGGGCACGTATCGCTTCAAGAAGGACGAGGAGGATTACATGGGCGCGCTGTTCACCGACGCTGCGGGGTATCCGCAGTTGCGGTCCAGCGACGGCGCCATGCGCGCCCACTGCATTCCTGCGGGGTTTCTGAAGATCACCCGCGATGGCATCCGCAGGTTCATGCGGGCATACCCGAAACTGCTGTACGGGCACCCTGATTGCTACACGGTCGATCTGTTCAACCACGGCGCCCACGAAGGCGTGTGGTATGGCGAGGACTATGCGTTCAGCCGCAACTGGCTTGCGTTGGGCGGCGACATCTGGCTGGTGCCAGACTTGCAGCTGGATCACCACAGCGCGGATCAGGTGTACCCGGGCAACTTCCACATTTACATGCGCAAGCAGCCCGGAGGCGACCTGTGCCCGTCATCTACCTGAGACACGAAGTTCACGGCACCAAGATCGCCACGATGGATCTGGAGGCCGAGCATGACGAACAAAA